TGCATTCTGCATTGCTAAATTGTGGCCCAATAAATTAAAGTTAGTTACTTCGTCACGAGTATATGGCAATCCAGCAAAATTACCCTTTAAATCATTCAATAAAGCACCACCAGTACCAGTTGATGCTTTCTCTGCATATTCAATAATCTTTCCAGCATTAAATCTTAATGTAGGAATACCGGCAGCTTTCTCACGAGCTTCAGTTACGATTTCCATACCTTTTGCATTAGTACTTTCAGTAATTGGAGCTAAGTTAGTAACCATTGGCTTTTGTGGTGGCTGACCTTGTTGCATTGGGTTCATGCCACTTTGAGGCATATTCCCTTGAACCATTCCACCTTGAGGAATAATTGTAGGAGGACCACTTTGATTCATAATGTATTTAGTGCCGGCTGGCAATCCTGATCCATCGCCCTCTTGTGCGACTAATTGCGTTCCTGGTGGTAACTGACCTTGAATAAATCCGGCTGGAGCAGTCTGGCCTGTTAATGGCTTTACATTGAGTACTTGAGTTCCACCACCAGTGCCAACATACTGCTGTTGTGGTAATAACTTACTAAACAAAGTTTCATTATTTAATGTAGCTCTATGCTCATTGGTAATCCAATTGTGTAAAGCCTCTTGATCCTTTTGTTCATTACCAGTCTTAGGTGGCAATGTGGCCATATGATTGGCAGCCTCTTGCGGACTAAAAACTCCAATTCTGTTTAAATGCACAAATTCATTCACAATTTGATCTCGAGTAACTGGTTTACCTTCATTGATATTCGCCACCAATGGACCAAGTCTTTGACCAGCTAAAGTATTCTTAGTTGCTAAATTAGATAATTTTGCAGTATCAGTGGTAAATTGCTGACCTTTTAAAGCAAGTAATTTGGTAGCAAGTTCCGGCAAATTAAAAGAAGCATTTTCATCTTTGGATAATTGAGTAATAATGCCTGGCACATTCAAATCACCATCTTCATTAGTATTTTCTTTAATAGCTTGAGATACTGCCTTATTAGAAGCAATAGTTTGTCCAGATTGTTGAATGGCAAGTTGATTCTTTACAAATTCTTGTGGAGCATTTAAGTTTATCTTTGAAAAGTCAGGAGTTACCATCTGACCAGATGTAAGTTTGGTTGATTGAGCTAATTCCATGATTTATCCTATCAATCCATAATTAACAGTTTTGTAACCATCGGGAGTTACTATAATGGCCTCTGGTAATGTTTTTTCTACTTCTTGAGCCATTACACCAACAAATCTTCCATGCCCAGCACGATCTTTAAATTCAGGCTTATATTCAAACTCATAAACTTTATGGCCTTTAGGTGTATAACCCCTAAATTCAATATTTTCTTTAGCTCGAATGTCAGAAAAGATAGAGCTATAAATATTCGATAATCCACTTGAATAACCAGCACTCGGAGAATAACTTGCCCCAGCAGTATTTGCCAAATTGGCCATTCCTAATAATGAGTTCATAGTATTGGCTGATTGAGCTCCTGATCCTACTGTTCCTTGAGCAATTGCATTACCGGCATTCACACTAGAGTTGTAAGCACCTTGACCAATACCGGCTGCTGAGTTTTGGCCCATAGTTAATAATTGCAATAATGGACTTAAATTTGCATTAAATGAACCTAATCCAGTTGTGTAATTAGCATTATAAGTATTTAAAGCATTATTCAATTGTTGGTTATAGGTATTACTTGCTAATCCACTAGTGTAATCAGCTAATGCTTTTGATTGAGCTCCACTACCTAATAAACCTTGACTAGATAAAGAATTGTTAGTGTTTTTTAAACCTTGATTAAGAGTAAATTGATATCCTGGTGTGTTTTGTAAATCTTGAGGATTAAAACTAAATGGTCCATAATTAAATCCACCACCTTGACCACCTAATCCTAGCTTTTGCATGATATTTGGCATTGCAGAAGCACCAAAATTAGCATAGGGAGCTAAATTAGCTTGAAGTTGAGTTTGTGCATTTGCTTGAGCATCAGCTTGCTGACGTGATGCCAAATTGGAAGCATCCGCTTGCTGTTTAGTTCCAAATAATCCACCAATTGCATCCGTAATAAAACTCATTTATCTACTCCCCATCATGACCATTGCATGAAATTTGTTATCTCTGATATAGGCTTTCTTGATTCTACCTTCTTCAATAAACCCACACGCTTTACTCAATTTTAATGCACTTTTGTTCCAATCGCCAATAGGAGCAATGAACTTGCAAGCTCCACGCTTTCGCATCTCTTTTATGCAATATTCAACAAACTTTTGCGTTTCTTTGCACTTCAACATACATACATGAATCTCAAAGGTTGATGGAGTTACCATTCTAAACATGACAAACCCACATTCATGAACAAAATAATTAGCAGTATCCGAATAAGTAAACTGCTCTTTCTCTACTCCATCGACTCGGACCGAGTTCCATACTCGATCATTTTGCATAATCGACTCAATAAATTCTTTCACCCAGCCACCCAAGCAGTTCCATTATAGAAAACTGGAGCTTTAATTGCTCCACCACCAGTTAATGCTCCTAAAAATGTAGGAGCTAAAGCATCTGTTACATAGGTTCTCATGCCAATTGTTCCAGCCGGTAATGTGGCCACTGTATATCCTGTACCAATAATTGGTTCTTTAATTGTTGGCTTATTATCTAAAACAACATTTGTGCCTGTGCCTGTTACTGAATAAGATGATCCCCAAGCACTGCCAGTTGAATTTGGAATACCAGCTGCTGGATAAACCATCGAAGATGAAGCATTTAATGTGCCACCACTAAAACTTAAATTAGTGCCAATTGTTACATTGCTAAAACCACCAGCTCCATTACCATAAAGAATACTTCCACCACTTGTTGGTGGAGCATAATTAACTCCAGCGACTGCATTATTAAATCCACCAGAACCATCACCTCTTAAAATACTTGTTCCACTTGTTGGTGGTGCATAGTCAGTGCCAGGTACTGCTGCTGATAGTGCAAGACCATTTCCTTTGACAATGCCTGTAACTGTCGTTTTAAGAGTTACTGTGGCTTCATTATTTGCATCAACAACAGTTCCAGCAAATCCATTAGTAGTTGCAATCACCACATTAATTAAAGCTAATGCTTGAATTTGAGTAAGATTTAAAGCTGGAGTTTGATCAGCACCAGTTCTTTGATATAACTGCACTAAAAACATTAGCCAAGGGACAGTTAAATTCCCATTAGCATCCACTATTGGAACATTGAGGACTGGAAGATTGGTAGCTAAGTTTGCCATTATTCGTGATTGCTTGAAGCATCAATAAAAACACCATTTAATGCAGTCTTAACTGGTGGACTCCAAGATACTTCAAATACTCGATCTCTGGCCATTCCTAAACGATTCCATTGCATATTAGTTATGTATTCGCCTTCTTGCCCTAAACTTTGGAATACTGGATTGCCATAAGTTTTACCTCGATTATCGGACCATCTTAATCCAACATTAATTTCTTCATTGTTGTATCCATTGCCAGATTCCATTTCAAGAATCAAACTGCGATACCGAACACGATTAGATCCATCATCTTCCATGTGGTAAAAGCCACGCACTCTGGTGATTACTTGGCCATTGTCTGTGTAATTATCTTGATCAATTGCGTAAAGATTTCCATTCTGCCAATCTCCAACAATTAATTTTCCATATGCAAATGCAAAACAATTACTTCTGTGACGATTAAATCCACCATCGTTATCGATGTAATTCCATTCATTCCATTGTTGATTAGACATATCGTAAACCCATGTTTTATTGGCAGTTGGGAAAGTAACTACATAAAAGAAATGGCCATTGAGCTCATAGGTATAACCAATGGCATCAGCTAAAGTTGCATATCCCTGTAATTCATTATTAATGGCAAAAGTAGAAATGATGGTTGCAGCAAAATTAGTAGTCTTACAAATAAATGCTTGGCCTTGTGGTGACTGTGCCACCCAATAGAGCTCACCATCCATTTGTGCAATCGAGTTAGTGGCTGCACAGCCATATTGCATGAATGAACCAGGCAATCTTCCAAATGGAAAAGCAGTATTGCCTTGGTTAAACCAAATTTCAGTAGTAATCTTTCCAAATAAATAAACGTATCGCCTAGTAATTCCAATACCTATTAATAAATCAGAATATCCAGTAGTTGATGCGTAATCAATTGGATCAAATGTAGTAGTATTTGGCAATGAAATATACCATTGACGAGTACCAATACGATTTAGTACAAAATAACCATCTACATAATTAACTTGATTACCACCATAAAAGCCTAGCTGATTAATTTGTGCGAAAGAATTATCAGCTAAATGAATTGTCCAGCCATTACCATAAGTACCATCTACTAAAATAATATCAGTAGTGTTATCCACCATAGATACTGGCCCACTAATTGAAGGAATTGTGCCTAATGCTGTAAATGTAAAATCACTATTAATTACATAAACTGTATTGCCACAAACACCATATAACTGACCATTAGTAGCAGTATAAGTTCCTCTCCAAACTTTAGAATTAACTGATCCCACTAAAGTTAAACCTGGTGTCGGATAGTGCGTAAAAGGGAAAACTGAAGTTTGAGGATTTGCCTCTAAATAAAGATTAATGCACCTCTGAGCTGAAGCAATCACGCTTCTTGCTTGATATGCTCCATTTGATAAGGCAATCTTAGTCATTAACCAGCACTTCCAACGTAGAAATCACCATAAATGTTATATGCTCCAGACTTGCCTCTCAAGGCCACCGGCATATGCAACATTGGAATCTGTGAATTGGTTTCTTTGATGGCCAACATCGATGCCTTGGCATAATTGGTAATCTGTGGATTCTGTGGCAATCCATACATTGCAGTAAT